TTGTTAGTTGAGCCTCGCGAGCGGCTATTGAATAGAGCACGCTTATTTCATCTTTTGTTAGTTGTTCCATTAGTTGATCTCTTTTGCCCAAACTAGGACAGTTTCACCATTTGCCACTATAATTTTATAAAGGTTTAATTCGCCTTCGGTGTCTATGATTTCGTAGTTCATTTGACTATCTCCTCTTAGGTTAGTTCAAGTTGTTTAACTTGATAAGCATAATTTATACGGTCATCTACCGTATGTCAACACGAAACAAGGGTTTTTTGGTAACAGTTTGATAACGTTTTGCCGTGAGTTTCCTGTGAACGGTAAGGCTTATTGTATCGATATGTCGATAATTCAAAGATCAATAGATAGTTGAAAGTTCAATTAGTTTGCTACTAGTCGGTAACTTATCGGGTGATCTTGTTACTGGTGAGTAACTTAGTGGGTGGACATATTGGCTCTAGATGTCTAAGTGTTAAGTAGAGGTTTATTATTGGACAGATTAGGTTAGTTTGTATAGGTGCCGAAAGTTGAGTTCGCCCCTGCTTTTCTTCTGAAAGTTATCCACAGGTTTATCCACAGCCTGTGCAGGGGGGTGGGGGTTATCCACAGCCTGTGGAAAACGGACGCGGGGGTGTTAAGTCTGACGGCGTACATACATATACTCCCACACAAAAAATATACGCTAAAGTGAGATACCGTAATGTCCTAGTTTGTACACATATTAAAGTGACGTTAGTCACAAATAGAAAATAAAATCTACCGTAGACGGGAAATGGGCTATTTTTCCTGCCTTATATATAGTAGGGAGTAAAACGAACCAGTACTAGTTTTACGACCCAACCTCGCTGCGTTGGCACTACGCGAGTCCCCCTAGGACGAGCACCGACTTACCCCTCGCTGCGCTCTCGGCTTGCTCGGGCGCTAAGCCCGAACGGTGACTGCATTTAGTGGGGATAGTTCTATTTATTCTCCAGTACAAATTTCCTCAGCCCAGTATAAATAAAATTTTTTTTCGCGCCTTCGGCGCTTTACTAGAGGAGACCACGTGGCTGCAAAGAAACCAGAAACACCAGCATCTTTGAAAAAGAGTGCTGCTAATAAGTTGACTAAAATTGGCAGAACCAATACCCCTTCTGATATTAGTTTTGCACTAAGACACGGCAAAATTACAGCAAAAGAAGCCGCTGCTTTAGACCCTAAGAATTTTAACATTTTGACAGAAAAGCCAAAGGTTACTTCTTCTGTAACTATAGATCTAAAAACTGGCAAAAGAAGCGGCATTAAAGGCTCATCAGGTAACCTTGGTGGTGGCGGCGGGTTACGTGGAAACGTTACTAAGTAATGTCTGAGAAGTCCAGTGACATCGCCAAGCGTCTAATCCTTTCAGGGGTAGCAGAAGGTCTTACCATCGAGGCAGCCACGGCTGCTGCTGGTAAATCCTATAAGACCTACGAATACTACCGTAGGACCGATAAGGTCTTCGCGGATAAGATGGACCGAACACGGCTAGGTTTGAAGGATAAGAACTTTGCCTCATCCGATGTCCACGACATAACATTTGCAGAGTTCCGCCAGAGGTACCTACACTCTCGGACTTTTCCACACCAGCAAAACCTCATAGATGTAATCGAGGGCAGAGAACCTGCCTGGCTACATCCCAGTATGAAGTATGAAAAGGGACTGGCTAATAACCGTATCCTTTTGAATATCCCGCCAAACCACGCTAAGTCTATGACGGTAACTGTTGACTACGTTACCTGGCAAGTTTGTCAGAACCCTAACTTTCGTGTGCTGATTGTTTCTCAGACTCAGCAACTAGCAGCCGACTTTCTCTACGCCATCAAGCAACGCCTGACTCATCCAAACTATGAAGCACTGCAACAGGCATACGCGGCTGGCGTAGGGTTTAACTCTAAGACCGCCTCTTGGCAGGCAACCCGTGTCACCTTTGGTGATGAACTCAGAGAATCTTCTGAGAAGGATCCAAACATCGAAGCCGTAGGTATTGGTGGTCAGATCTACGGTAAGCGTGCAGATATGATTATCGTAGACGATGCGGTAACTCTAAAGAACGCAAACGAATTTGAGAAGCAGATCCGCTGGTTAACCCAGGATGTGCGTTCTCGTCTTAACCCTACTGGTAAGTTAATTATCGTAGGTACCCGCGTTACAGCAGTAGATCTCTACAAGGAGTTGCGATCAGAAGACCGCTACCCTGGAGGTCTAGTACCCTGGACATACCTAGCAATGCCAGCGTTACTGACAACAGATGAAGACCCTGACAAGTGGGAAACCCTCTGGCCTGCAAGTGATGCTCCCTTTGATGGACAGACAGAATCAGATTTGAATGAAGACGGCCTATACCCTAGATGGAATGGTCGTAACCTTTACAATGAACGTCAAGCAATGGATGCATCTACCTGGGCGTTGGTTTACCAACAACAGGATATATCAGATGATGCGATCTTCGATCCAGTATGTGTGCGAGGTTCTATAGATGGTATGCGTAAGTCAGGTCGTCTGGTTCCTGGTCATCCAGGTCATCCGCGTGATCTCAGTGGCTTTTCAATTATTTGTGGTCTTGATCCCGCTATGGTTGGTGATACAGCCGTCGTTTGTTACGCTATTGATCGGGTTAGTCATAAACGCTATATCGTTGATGCTATTAAGATCACTCGCCCTACGCCTGCTGCAATCCGTCAGATAATCTTTGACTGGACTGCGCTCTATCAACCTACTGAGTGGATTGTGGAAAAGAATGCATTTCAATCATTCCTTACCCAAGACGAAGGTATCCGACAGAACCTGGCCTCTAGAGGAGTGCTACTGCGGGAACACCATACTGGCTCCAACAAATGGGACTCAGGCTTTGGCGTTGCGTCAATGTCAACTTTGTTCGGGACCAAGCAGTTCGACGGTAAGCACCACAGAGACAACCTTATGCACTTACCTTCTGACCAAACTGAAAACATTAAGGCGCTCATCGAGCAACTAATTACTTGGTCGCCTACTACTAAAGGCAAGACCGATATGGTGATGGCGCTTTGGTTCTGTGAGATCAGAGCACGCGAGATGCTTAACCAAGGTATGCACAAGACGCACCACTTAAAGAATCCATTCCTATCTCGTGCTGAGATGGGCAAACGAACAGTTATCAACATAGATGAACTGCTCGCAGAAAAAGACCGCACGTTCATCTAACAAGGAGATAACAAATGAAAATGATGAAAAAGGCTGCAGCAAAGCCAATGGCTAAACCAACACCAAAGGCTCCAGCAAAGACAACAACTAAGGCACCTGCTAAGAAGCCTGCACCACTTAAAGGTCCTGCTGCTATTAAAGAATTACAACGCCAAGTTTCAAAGTCTGGCGTTAAGAAAGCCGAAGAAGGCGCTAAGAAGGGCCTTGATAAGAAGTACCCAGGATTGTACAAGAAGTCTAAGTAGGAGATAACTATGGCATATAAAGCACCTAAACCAACAAAGGCACAACTAGCCGAAGCCAAAGTACGCGCTGCTGCATCTGGTATTGCAATGAATCAATCAGCAAAAGGTCTTCGCAACGCAAGCAAAGCAATCGTTGCTGGAGCATCAATGCTTCCTGCTGGTCGTGCTGTTAAGGCTGCTGCTACTGCAGCAAAGGCTGCAACAAAGGCTGGTTCAGCCGCACGTGCAAATGCTCGCGGATTAAAGGCTGCCAACAAACCAACTAAAGCAAGTAAAACTTTTATTGGTAGTAATAAGAATTTAAGTACTAGTGTTCGCAGAGACGTTATTGTAAATCAAACAAAACCTGCTCGCCCTAATCGTACACGCGGTGGTAGTTTGTCTACTCTTAAAAGACAAGATGCTGCTGCTAAAGCAGACAAATTAGTTTCTAATTTGAAAAATACTAAGCCAATGGAAAATGTTCCCAAGGGTGTATCTGAACGTTTCAATGCTACTATAAAAAGACTAGCAGCAGAAGAAGCCAAGAAAAAGAAGAAGTAAGGATTCCCATTGTTATCAACTAAAGAGGTAGTAGCCAAGGTTAATCGCCTGCAATCGCGCTACGCCGCACGTGACCAGAGAATGCGTGATGTGCTCTCTGTACGTCAGGGAGACATTAGCAAGGTTTATCCTGCAATGTTTTCAGAGGAGTACCCAAAGCCTCTAGTTGCTAACTTCATTGACGTAGCAGCGCGTGACCTTGCAGAAGCAATGGCACCGCTACCATCATTTAACTGTGCTGCAACCAATATGGTTTCAGACTCAGCACGTAAGGCAGCAGATACTCGTACTCGTATTGTTAACCATTACATCAGTGCATCTGAACTACAAATTCAAATGTATACTGGTGCTGACTGGTTTAATACTTACGGTATGTTGCCAGGTATGGTGGAGATGGATTATGAAACTAATAATCCTCGCATTCGTTTACTTAATCCTTTTGGTACTTATCCTGAGATTGATCGCTTTGGTCGCACCGTTTCTCTTACGCAGGTAATGGCATCTGATGCTGAGACACTTGCAATGCAGTACCCAGAGTTCTATGACCAGATTATGCCAAAGAATGTTTATTCTCCTGGCTCACCTTATGTGTCACTAGTTCGCTATCACGACAAAGACCAAGATCTAATCTTTATCCCAGAGCGCAAGAACCTAGTACTATCAAATATCCCGAACCCTATTGGTAAATGTATGGCATACGTTGCTATGCGTTCATCTATTGACGGTGAAGCACGTGGACAGTTTGATGATGTTCTATCGGTTCAACTTGCTCGTGCTCGCTTTGCAGTATTGCAGATCCAAGCAGCAGAGAAATCTATCCAAGCACCTATTGCTATCCCACAAGATGTGCAAGAGTTGGCCCTTGGTCCTGATGCAATTATGCGTTCTGCTAATCCACAAGGTATCCGTCGTGTTCCTTTGGAACTACCACCTGGAGTATTCACAGAGTCAGGTGTACTAGAACGTGAACTACGTTTAGGTTCTCGTTATCCAGAAGTTCGCTCAGGTAACATTGATGCATCAATCGTTACAGGTCGCGGTGTACAAGCGCTACAAGCAGGCTTTGATACACAGATCAAATCAGCACAAGCACAGTTTGCTCGTATGTTTACAGACCTTGCTTCTCTTTGCTTTGAAGTAGATGAGAAGATCTTTGGCAATATGCCAAAGGAAATCAAAGGCGTAGATGATGGTACTCCGTTTAATATGAAGTACATCCCATCAAAGCAAATTGATGGCAACTACGGTGTAGATGTTCGCTACGGCATTATGTCTGGTATGGATCCTAACCGTGCCATCATTGCTTTACTACAAATGCGTTCAGACAAACTCGTATCTCGTGACTATGTACGTCGTGAGATTCCAATGGAGTTAAACGTAACGCAGGAGGAACAACGTGTTGATATCGAAGAAATGCGCGATTCTCTGCGGGTGGCT